TGCACCATTTCATTCATTTTCAGGATATCACCCGTATTTTTAGAAATGGAGGATAGCTCAAGGCCAGACTGCAGTGATTTGGAGACATCCGTTCCATTTCGAAGCGCTTGTCCTCGCAATGCCCCGAATACTTCGGCGCTTTTCTGAGCTCCCCCGTACTTAACGCCATACTTGGCTCGCATGTCTTCCGATTCCGCAGCTCCCTTTATCGCCGTCATTCCAATTGACTTACCGACGTCGAACAATTTTGAACTGAGAGCACCATAGCTTGTTTTTATCTTCTCGCCAATTCCTTTAACGGTTTCGACTAATCTGTTCCGTAATGAATCGAATACCTTCGAGAGGAGCGGAATCCCTTTCCAATTAAAATTGAAAGGAAACTTAAGCGTCGAAGCTTCTGCTTTCATGGTGCGCAAATAGATGCCCGTTATGAATCGATTCATAGCATCCGTTGATTTACGCCATGCATTGCTGGCCAGCCCTACTGTCTCAGTCGTCTTCCGCCACATGCTGCCGGCCAAATTCATAGCATCTTCCATGTCTTTCTGAACTTTCCCCTTGACTTGTTCAAATACCCTCACGAGTGGCTCCATCGTTAACTGAGGCATTTGAAACTGTAACTGCCTCTGCAATGCCATCGTAGTCATACTTCTCTTCCCTCCTCCTGTCCGCAAGATGAAGAGAGCGATTCCCCATCTGCACCCAAGCTGCCCCAGCGGAGCTGCCATTGCTATGCCGACTGTGAAATCGCTGCTCTAATGTTCGCGGTTGTTCCAAAGCCTACACTACCGCTTCTTGCGCATACTACGCTGTGCCTTGCGCTCCTCCTCCACACGGATGTCGATCATCGCATAGACGGCGGCGCGTTCGCGAACCGGGAGCGCAAGCAGCTCATGCGGCAGAATGCGAAGCTTATGGAGGGCGTAATAGGCATAGTTCGCTTCGCCATCGCCCTCGCGAATTAGTTTTTTACGTCATTTACAAGCTCGTTCATATCCTGATTGAAGCCGTTCAGCGTCTGCACCTGCTGCAGCAGCCCGGTATATTCGCCAGGCAAGAGCATTTTGCGCAGGAGCGCCTCAGCACCCATAACGCCGTAAGACTGCTGAAGCTCTGCATTTTTCAAGTCCGGATACACAACGCTTGCCACAATCAGCTTTGCGGTATATTCATTGAAGTCGATTTCCGGCGTAACAACCCCGCCCTTGCCCTTCACCTGCTTTGTTGCCGACTTGCGGCACTGCTCATTCTCCACTTCACTCATACTGCGCAGCGTCCATGCAACCGGCTCCCCCTTGTCATCCTTAAAGCGCGGGGACACAATGAATGGCATCTCCGTATTTGGTTCCGCATTTTGGGCAAAGAAATAGCTTAATGTAGTCATCTTCAATCGCTCTCCTCATCTTGAATGAATATTAGTTGGTAATTATGTTATTTAAAATTACACTGTAGGCGCATTAAAGTTGCTTAAAATATCAACATCGTCAAACGTAAACTCCAATTCTTCCTCCAAAACGTCACTCTCTGTATCCAGCTTCGCCATAACGACACTGTTCAGGTTCACGTTCTTCAACATGATCGTCTGCGTGCCAACCGATGAAGTAGGATCTGCGTTTGTCACATTAATCGTAAAGTTCGTATCCTTGCCGGTCTTAATATAATCAAGCATCATCTTGCGGAATAATGGCGTCATATAGTAAATTGTCATGCTGCCTGTTCCCGACCAGCCGGAGGTTTTATGCTGTGTAGCACGGCTGCCAAGTGTTTTAATTTCTGCTTTTTGTTTTTCTATTTTTGCTTCCAGCGTTTTAATATAGAACATCTCTTCATTTTGACCATTAATTTGTGCAAAAGCTGTGCCTTCACGTCCCGAAATCGTATCCTTCGCTTGTAAGAAACCCATCTTACTTCACCTTCACTTTCATGTAAATTTTCTCTACTGCATCGACCGGCTGCACATTCAATTGAATGAGGATACTGTCCGAAGCCTCACCCTTCGCAACAAGCACATCCGTCTGGGCATCGAACGGCTGAATTGCATTCAAGCGCTCAAGCTGATCCAAATACGCGATACACTCTGCACGGAACAATTGACGTCCCTCTTCATTGTTGTTCGTTTTGCCGACATACGTCGTTTCGAAAATACGCTTCATATCGTTGGCGATGCCGTCCAGCACGCGAATAACGCGGTTTTTGGAGAACGGCTGCCCCTTGTCCGGCGTATAGGCCGTCAATGTATTGATATCCTGCTCCACCACGGCATGGCCAAGATGATGCACGAATACGAATTCACCCTTGCGCAGAGCTTCTTCAACCTGCGTATTCGTCATACGAACATCAGCATCGACCGCATCTTCATAAGCGGAGTACGTCAATGACTCATTCATCGCTGCCGATGCTGTTGCCGCAGCTACCCATACTGTTGCTTGAGCAGCATTCAACACTGTGCCGTCTGCCAGCTTCACGCCATTTTTGACGCTAATGATGCCTTCGTTATTCGCAGTTGGATATTGAGCCATAACAGCCTGAATCTTCTTGCCTTCTTCTTCACGCATACGCTTCACGAACATCGCATAAACGGAGCATAGCGCTGCATCAGTGGAAGGAAGCGCAACCGTATGGAAATCATGAACGGCAATTGCTTCGTGGAAAGATACATGATCCGCATTCACCACATTGCCGTCATCTCCACCAGTAAGCGGCAGACCAGCATTTGCTTCAATCGCCCCTGTACCTTCAAATTCAACCCACGCATTTGCAATCAGCTGTTCAGCCAGATTCACCGTCTGGTTGTCCACGGTACGTCCGCCAACCTTCGTAATTACATCTACCTTGGTATTGTCATTCACATTGGTCTGTACGACGAGCTGAATATCATTTCCGCGAACACCGCCAAAACGTGCTTTCACCTTCAATTGTTTGTGAGTTGCAGCCGCCTTCGCACCTTCATTCAATCGATACAACAGCACCTTCTTCGCGCGCTTGAACGCCTCGCGCACCAACAGCAGTGCCTCATCCGTCAACTCGTAGCCTAGCTGCTCGAATACCGGCTCCCCTGCGTTCAATTCCAGCACCTTTTTCGCTGGCCCCCAGCTCAGCTTCAGCGGCAGTGCCACAATCCCACGCTCGCCAACCGCTCCCGATGGAGCAGCCTCTCCTTGAAAGCGTACATATACGCCTGGTCTAACCTTGTTCTGCGTCGTCCATGTTCCTCCAGCCATTACTTTACCTCCTGAATTTGAAATTGGTGTAGCAGCGCATCGATCTGCGCCTTCGTGTACTGCTCGTTGCCCGCCAGAAGCGCATGCAGCATGTCTCGCTCGCCTGCACTCCAGCATTTCGCTTCCAGCCACTGCTCCTTCGCAAAGGCGAATTCGCCCGCAGCCTCGGCATGTTCCACATTACGCTTGTCCTGCTTGTCTGCATTAGACATCTCGAATGCGTCCCTCCTGCTTCATGGCATTCATCTTGCTCATTTCCTCTCGGGAACGTGTCAGCATGTACTCATACTGCACTTGGAACCGCAGCTTGCGTTCCACGATCTCATGCTTCCAGCCTGTCCCCCTGCATAAGCTGCCGCCTGCTTCAATCAGCTCCAGCGCATCATACAGCGCATCCGCAACATCATGAACGGAAGCAGCCTTTGCCTCGGGATAATACTCGACCTCGATAGCTGCTTGCGCTTGATAGCGACCTTCGCCTGCACGAGTCCGTTCCCCTCGAACGAGCTTCACGACCAAACAGGGCGCTAACTCATTCGTTCGTTCTTCTGACTCCAACACTGGGATGTCAGGGTAACGTTCCCGCACCCGACTCATCACCCCCTGCCGAATCTCGCTGCTTCGCAAGCCCTCACCTCCTGTCCTGCGGTACAAAAAAACCGTTATACAGCTTCGCCGCAAACGGTTCTCCCTTCCTCACTGCGAGGTTGTCCTGCCCCCATGCCCACAACCTCACACTATCATCTTAGCACCTTGTCCCGTCCACCTGTGTGCCAGCATCCGGCCAGCGGGAGGTCACTGCGATCTCATCATGCAATACATTCGAGTCCTCGTCCTTGCCCTTGCTCGACACGAGCATTCTGTTTCTGACTTGCTCAGCTATTCTTGATTAATGTGCAGAGCAAAGAAATATGAACCACGACTTACATCAATCCTCGAATACTTCAATTCCAAGCATAAAGGCCAACTCGGTAATTGCCCGTGCTTTGATTCTGCGGAATGTACGCTCACTTACATTCAAGTCAAAGCAAAGCAGATAATCTGGCTTCTGTACATGTGGATTGAGATAACAGTTCTCTATTAGTTCGCGCTCCATGTCGCCTAGATGTGCGACCGCCTTCATGACATTGTCGTGTACTGATTTCATGTATGTTTCCTTGTCCACATTGTGCAGGGCAATCTCTTCTACTGGCTTGCCTACCTGATTCGTTGCACCGTGGAATCTCGGTTCATAGGAAGTCGTCATTTTCATTTCTCTTCGTACGATGCCTGTTCTTTTGTACAAACGAGCCATAGATAAATACTGCTCCACCATTTTTCGCGTAGCCGACCGATTCACCGTTGCCAACATCCTCATCGCTCCTCATATGAAAGTTATTAGTAGTAACACAATTATGAAATATAGTTATTTAAAATAACGTAGAATAAAAAAAGAATTGTTCTACTAAACTTGGCCTTGTGTTGTGCAAAACAACATTATAGAATGATGCTGTTCATTCTAAACAACTCACCAATAATTATTGCGAACACCTGTTCCTGTGTGATACAATGCAAGCATACCATGCTCATAAAATGAACGTCAATCTTGAATTTATGAACATATGTAAAATAAGGGTGGTAGCCATGTCCGTAACGAACAAAGAACT